AAAGTAGTTCTTCTATATATTTTTTTCCCTAATAAATCTTCATTAGTTAAACCACCTAAAGCATCGCTAAAACTACTTAGTAAATTTGCAACTTGTATGGTTGGTCGGGCAGAAGGCCCTGATGCTTGGATATTAAAACCTTCAGCATGAATAGGTAAAGCAGTATAAGTTCTAGTAGTTCCACCACTGAATTGGTCTCTAAATTGAATAGTAGTTAAATCAGCTTCTATACCTGAATGAAAATAAGCATATGTATCAGTACCAATTTCTAATTCCCAGAGTTCTATAAATTGAGAACCAGGATCCTGCTTCTGCACATCTTTGATTACATCTGTCATGATTCATAAACTCGTCTAAATTGTGCAGTACAGGAATAAAAGTCTCCAACTTTGTAAGATTGAGACCAACTATCACATACAACTTTTACAGCTGTTTCTCCTGAATTATTTGAATCTGGAATTGTAAAAGTAAATGCTGTTACTGCTCCTTTAGTAGCAAAAAATGCTGTAATATCATCTATATCTTCTTTAGTTCTATTATTAAAACTTAAAGAATAATTTTCCGCTAAATTATTTATACCATTTACAAGACGTTGTTCATAACCATCTCCAAATTCTGTTATAAAAACTCTAGGTTGAGATTGTCTTGTAAATCCTTTGTCAGGCCTTACTACTCCTACTCCTCCTCCTGCATTAAATCCTATTGCCATAATTATTATCCCCCACCATACGGGCTAAGAGCTCCACCTGGTCTTTTTTGTTTATAAAGTTCTTCTGTTACTGCTACTGATATTGCTCTTCCTAATCGGGCAGCTTCATGTGCCCCATTTGAAGTTAAATCAGAAGTAGTTTGACCATTGGAAGCTATATTAACATTTACTACAACATTTGAGCCCGCACCTACCAGATCCACAGGAATACTTTTTCCATCTGGTAAAGGTACTACTGCTTCATTATATTTACCTTCTCCAACAAGATAAGTTGGTTCTGTTACAATTCCACCTGCTCTATAGCCTCTTGGTTTTCTACCTGTTCCTATATATCCTCCGGCTGCTTTTGGAATAACTCCTCCGTCTGCCTTTCCTCCACCAAAAAAGGATGTTGCTACTTGTAGTATTTTCATAGCTATCAATTGAGCTATAATTTGTGCTATGGCTGTTAAAACTGCTTTTGCCATGTCAAGGAATCCCTCTTTCATTGATTTGGTTCCATCTATTACTCCCATAATTGCTTGTTGCATACCTTGTTCAAAAGCTACCTTCATGCTCTCTGCCATCATTCGCATTGGTTGTATACTCTCTTTAATTATTTTCTTTTTCTGTTTTAATAAGTTAACTTCCGTTTGTATTAACTCAACTACTGCTCTTTGTCTTGTGATTGCTGTCGTGTCTAATTCTCCTTCTTTAAGATCTTTTACCATTTGATTCAGAGTTACCTGCTGCTCAGTTACTAGTCTTTCTGCTTCCAGGATTTTTATGCGTACTCCTTCCATTTTTATTAAAGCTTTAGTTTTAGCCCCTAATTTTGACTTATCATTTGCAAGAGCTACTAAGGCCGTCTCTATTTCTTTCTCGTCTATTTTATTCTTCATTTGTTTCGTGTGAATTACTTCTAATTCTGATATAGAGTCAGTTACCGCGTCAATAAACGCTCCATAAGTTTTTAACTCCTCAACACCTGCTTGACCAAATATTTCTTTTGCAAGTAGCCCTACCTTTGATAATATCTGTTCTGTTCCACCTGCAGGGTCTTTTATCCAAAGACTTGTACCTCTTTGTGCCTCTCCTTTTGCTTTATCTATTGCTGCTTGATATTCTTTTGGTACCATACTCTCTACCCACTCCATCCCAGCAGGTAATAACTTAATAACTTTTTTTAATTCTATAGCAGTAGTTTTTAATAGACCTAATTCCTCTCCTCCAAATAATGTACCTACAATTGCCAACTGACTTTGTGCTCTTATCTTAGAATAAGATTCTATACTTTTACCAAAAGAATCTACCGCTCCTGCAGCTCCCATCATTTCTTGTGAAAATTTCTGAAGTGATTGACCAGGTGCTATTAAATCCATAGCTGTTTGCAGCAGCTTCTGCTGTCCTTCAATTGATAATCCACTCTTGGCATCAGTTAATTGTTCTAACATCCCTATAAAGTCTAGAAGAGTCTGTCCTGCTTTCGGGGGCATCATCCCTTGCGATTCTATAGCGTTATACAACTCCTGATAATTATGTCTCATTTGGTCAATTAGTATTGCAGTTGCATTCATCTGACCCATAATATTTGCACCAAAGGGTCCTCCCTTAGCAAAAAATTCATCTTGACCAAATTGTAATGTTCCCGCTCCTTGTCCTTCCCGTCCCGTTCGCTTTTGCAATTTACTACCTGTCATGCCTGCTTGAGACTGTTTTAAAATACCTGTTAACTCCATCCAATCTGCCTTAACATTAATGTTGCTCATCATTTTTCCTAAATATGCTAACGTTAACCCGACATCACCTATTAGTTCTTGATTATCTCTTAACTCTTTATTCATTAAAGCAAGATTTTTAGCTAAATCTGCTGCTCTCTCACTAGATTTCTCTAACCCTTCTTCGAATATTTTAAGTTCCTCACTTTTAGCCATCTCCATAAAAGATTTAATAGCTCCTGCAGCCATTACTATTATACTAATCCACCCCATTGCTGTCATAAGTCCAGCCATAACTGTAGCGAATCCTCTTGCTATTCCTGCCATACGGGCATGCATCCACTTCCAACCAATCTCAATTGCTTTGAAACTTCTTTTACGAAAATTTTCAGTCTTTTTTACTCCACGTCTTATTTTTGTTTCATGTATATTATGATGAGCTAAAATTGTTTGTAAATGTTTTTTAACCGCAGCTCTTTCACTTGCTCTAACACTATTATAGAAGCTTCCTTGTTTTTTCTCCATAGATCTAAGAGCTGCATTTGTAGCTCTTTTACTTGGGATTTCACCTTTTCCAGCTGCAGCTCCAGCAGCTCCAGGTAAATTTAACTTACCTAGTGCTCTTGTTGATGTCATTGCTTGTCCTTTAGTTCGTCCAAGTTCTTGATTATACTTTTTTAATTGGTTTGTAAGTTTTTTGAGTTCATTTTTTGCAGATTTATGAGCATCTACTTGTCGCTTTTTCCAGTCTGTTAAATTTGGCAATATTGCTCTCGCTATTGAAGTACCAAAAAGTAACAAAGCTCCTACTGCTGCCATAATATTTTTTGATAAAAATGCCGCTAGTGGCTCTGCATATTTTGCAATAAATATTTGAAGTTTATCTATCAAATCAGTAAAAGCAACACCTAATCTATTAAATTCACTAACATCTAAATCTTCTAAATCTGCAAATTTACTTTTTGTTTGGTCTAATACTTCATTTGCAACCGCTTGTGTTCGTTGAAATGCATTTAAAGATTCTTTACTTATTCCAAGTGTATTAGCATATGTAGTAAGTGCTTTATCTAATCTAAGAATTATACCTAATTCATCTAAAAGTTCTGGCTCTGCTTTTGTAACACCTCTAATTAATCTATTAAATGAATCTACTACATCTCTACCAAGTATTAATGATACATTCTTAGCTGCAGAACCTAAATCTCTTAATTGTCCTGCTGATAATCCTGCAGCAGTACCTATTGCTACAGCTTCTGCTGCTTCTTTAAAAGAAATTTGACCTGCTGTAGCCTCTCTTAAGTCCTTAGTTAAAGTACTAAAAGCTATTCCTGTTATTTGAGCATAAGCTAGTTGACCTTCTTCTAATATTCTTAAGTCTCCTGCTTCTTTTAAAAATCTAAATGCTGCATCTAATGCAAATAATGAAGCCGCTAAAGTAGCGTATGCGGGAACAAGTCCCCCAGATATACCTTGAGACATTTTAGAGAAGTTTTTAGATGCTCCAGAAGACATCTTAGCTGCTCCTCTAAGACGCCTGTCGTAAGAGTGAGCACCTTTAGCTCCTTTTTCGAAGTCTTTTCCGGTTTGTTTAGCTTTTTTACCAGTTTGTTTTAAACTGCCGTCATCCTTAATCTTGACCTTGCCTTCTACTTCAAATGTTTTCTTAGCCATTTATTTTAATCCCAGGATTCTGTCCTGCTATGCGTGTTTCTGACGCTTTTTGTCGTTTTTCCATCTTATCATTTACATTTCGTGAATATAAATTATCAATAATTTTTAAAAAATATGTTACAATAGGTTTATTATCTATATTATAAATCTCTAATAAGCCTATTAAAGCACTCCAATCCTTACCTAAATATGATCCACTCATACCTTCCCATCTATCAGGGAGTAAACTATGTATAAAAAATGCTAATTGTACCTCATATGGAAAATCTCGTTCTTCAATAGGCATTTTATCAGGATCAGGTTCTCTCCCTAATCTTTGCATTACTGTTAAATATTCTTCATAGTTTTTAAATTGTGTATCTCCAAATTTTCGCTCAAGTAATTCAACTATTGAATTTACTTGGTCTGAGTAAAATTTTCAAGATCACCTACTGTTTCTGTTACCCATGTATCAAAATCAGAAGAATTCTTCATAAGTACTTGTGCATTTTCTTGTGTAAAAGCTAAACTATCTTTTAAATTTACATTGGAAGTGTCTATTAAAAGTAATTGAGATATATACTCATATTTAAAACCTTTCCAACCTTTAAGTACTGCTTTTACATATTCTATTAAAAATGTATCTTCATCAAGTTGTTCTTCAAACCCTCTTGTCTTTTTATTGAATTTTTGTTTTAAACATCTATTACGAAGTTTTAACAATTCTTCTCTTGCAAGATAAGTTAAATCAACTGTAAAACCTTCCATCTCTGGATAGTCTATAGTAACTGTTTTGCTGGGTGTCATCAGAGTTGCCAGAGATACTGGCCCTACTGTTTTTGTTTGTTCGTTCATGCTGGTTGTTTCCTATTGTTGTTTGTTAATATAATGTTAGGGCGGCGTACCGCCCTAACAACCTAGTTATGCGTTAAGCAACATCTTTTCCATAAAATGTGAAAAGATCTATTTCGTTTGTTGAATCGAAATCGCTTGGTAACGCGTGGAAATTAGTTTCCATTGAAATTACTTCTTCAATTGAATGAGAAGGTACTTCTAAATGACAAGTAGGCATTTGTATTTTTACATACGGTATTTCACTTGCCCCAATATCAAAAAGCAAACTAAATGAGTTTTGAATGTCAGAAGTTGCTTCTACAATATCCTCATAAAATTCTGCACTTGATGTGCTACCAGCATTATCTAAATAGCAAGTGAAGTTTCCTCCAATTGATTTACTGCCTGTAACATGCCCTAATGGTTGATTAACTACACCAAGAGTTTCTGGAGTTAGATAAGTAAGATTATTACTCATAGTAATATTACCACCTGTTAAAGTAGTAACATAAGTTACTGAACTTCCAGAAGCATCTCCTGAAATAACTAAATCTGATATTCTGTTTCTTATGAAACCAGAAGTATTAGATACACCTTCATAAATGCTTGTACTTGTTGCGTTAAGACCCGCGTGCTCTGTAATTAGTTTTCCGTTTCCAGACCAATTTACAGTAGCAATTCCATCAAGATCAAAATCAAATGATGCTTCTCCAACAGAACAATCAGAGATTTTATAAACCATCTGATCTGCTGAAGTGGCTCCTGTCGAATAGTTATACGCAGTTGCTGCCTGAGATGCTCCTAATACAAAGAAAAGGTCAAAAACACCTATTGTTGCTTTATTAGCCGTACTTTGTACTATGTCTAAGTTAGTTGCATCTGAAACTACTCCCGCATTGACAGTTTGTCCAAAGAACATAGCCCATAGAGCTTCTGAAACCTCTCTATGGTCTCCATCTGTTGCATCACCTCTTCCTGAAGTTCCTTGAGTACCTCCTGCAGAAGTGAAAGGCATCATATAAGTGGAAAAACTCCACTCAACTGGCGCATATGAGTCGTTAAACATTGCACGACCTCTTCTACTTACTCCTGCGGCACTCTGTGCCTCATTTAACATAATTTCACTAGTATTTGTTGCTTGAGAAAACGAAAATCCGTCTAAGACGGGTAAATCATAATACATATTTAAAGTACCGGCCGCTGCCATTGGTACATGTGCTATGACTTTCGTATCTCTACTAAAATATAGTTTTGTTGCCATTATAGTCTCCTATAATAATCTTGAAAAGGGGAATATCTGTGCTTTTGCTTCAATATCCCGTTTTCTAATATCGCACCTCTATAATCATTTCACCAATACCGAGAGGTGCTAACACTCCTTCATCAGTATCAATACTGAGGATGGTTTGTTGTGCGGTACTAGCGCTTCCGTATGAATCTGAATAAGTAATACTTAAATTATTATCCAGTACGTATTCTATATCTTCGAGTAGTAAA